AAATATAGTAGGTTGCGACCCTGGAAAACGCAGTTTGGTATATATGATGGATAAAAATGGGAATAAATTACAATATACAGCACCACAAAGAAAAAGAGAAAGTAAATCAAAAACAAACCAGCGAATATTATTAGTTGAAAAAAACCGAAACGGAATTATTCAAAAAGAAACTGGATTATCTTTACAAAATAGTAAATCAGTTGATTATGACAAATTCAAAATATATTTGGTAGAAAAGAATAAATTAAACAAAGAAACAATAGAATTTTACAAAAGAGAAACATGGAGAAAAATGAAATTCAGACAATATAGTTATAGTAAAAAATCAATAGATACATTTTTGAATAGAATAAATGAAACTTTTGGAGAAAATATCATAATCGGTTATGGAAATTGGAGTAGGTCTACGCAAATGAAACATTTTATGCCGACTATGAATAAAGGATTAAGGAAACTAATCCATAAGAAATATGATACAATTACGATTAACGAATGTAATACAAGTAAAAAGTGTTGTGATTGTAATAATGATTTGGAATATTATAAAGATAAAGAAGGGAAGAAGGTATTTAGGTTATTAGTCTGTTCTAATTGCGTGAGTTGCGAACACAAAAAAATCGTATTTAGAACCAGAGATGCTAATTCTTCCATAAACATAATGAATTTAACGAGTTGTTGGATAGAGAAACAAGAACGACCATTATGTTTTCAAATTTCGTCTTTCACATCTTCAAGTAAAAACAAGGAAGATGAAAAAGTAAGACCATCGTAGGTGAAATTCCTACTATTGATTTTACATTTTTTCTTATTTTTTTGCCTAATAAAATGGGCGTTTTAAATGAGAAAAGGTGTAAAAGAAAAATTTAATAAAGCTATTGATTTATAAATGTTGTAAAAATTGATTTATAATATAATTATGTTATAATAATATTATAAAATAATAAATGTTATCCATTGAAATATACATACCATCATTAAAATCAAATATTACATTTGATGTTGGGCAAAATGCTAAAGAAAATGTTGATTTAATTGATGCTGCACACATAGAAGATCTTTGGTTTCATGTTGAAGGACTACCTTCTGGTCATGTTATTGCACATACTTCTCATGTTTCAGATAGAACTATTTTGAATAAGATTGTTAAACAAGGCGCGCTTTTGTGTAAACAGCAATCGAAATATGCGGCTCAGAAAAATCTGGAAATTGTTTATACTCGTGTAAAAAATGTAGAGAAAACAAATATTCTTGGAACTGTTATTTTAAAGGAATTTAAGAAAATTATTATTTAATTATAATGTTTATATATAATATATATAAAAATGCAAGGCGGTAAAAAAATGAGTACTGAAGACGTGTTAATGTTTATTATTATTGTTTTAATTATTATCATAGTTGTTTATTGGTTATATAAATCAATGAACAAACCAATTGTAAATGAAAGGGTCGTACGTCGTGTTTACAGTTAAGATAAAATAAAATTTTTATTCTAATCTTTTCTTATCTAATACACTAACTGTATCTTTAACAAATTCATCATAATATTTTTGTCCGAGAGCAACAGAAGCTTGCTCTTCTCCTACCTCTTTATTATCAATCTTTGCTTTTAAATTCAACATTTCATCTAACCTATAAAGAGGAAATGTTGTTGGTTTCTCTATTATAGAAAAAAATAATGTAGGATATTTTCCATGAAAATCTGTAAACTTTCTCATACAAACTTGTTTATATTCATCCATATTATCCCTTCTCATAACACTATTCTCATTAAGTAAACAAAATGCCATAAGTTGGCTGACTTGATTTTTAATTTCTTGCGATGATTCCATTTTAATTAAAATAATATATTAATTTTATTTTAAATATATTTAATATATATATAAATGCAAGGCGGTAAAAAATGAAAACTGAAGACATATTAATGTTAATTATTGTTGTTTTAATTGTTATTATCGTCGTTTATTGGTTATATAAATCAATGAACAAATCAGTTCATCATGAAGGATTTAAAACATGCGACAGTAATGGTTGTAGGTTTTCTAGTAAGAGATAATGATAGCTACAAATAGTAAATATTTTTTTATAATATTATATATAAAATACAAGGCTGTAAAAAAATGAAAACATATTAATGTTATATGAATAATATATAAGACTATTGATATTTAAAAAATCTTTTCATAACATACTATATATAAAATTTCAAATTTATTTTATATATATTTAATATCAGATGAAATTATTAACAGTTTTACTTTTTATTTTATTATTACTTGGTTTATACACAATTACTAAAATATATTATCCTTATCGATATGATATAGAAAATTTTGATGATAAATTTGATGATCATGAAACATTTGACGAAATTTATGATAAAGAATTTGTGCATTTATATGAAATTATTTACAGAGATTATAGTGATATTAAGAAAGATTTTGATATTGTAAATCAAAAAGCATTAGATCCTATTAAAAATAAAGATCAAATAAATATTCTTGTTGCTGGATGCGGAGTTGGAAAATTATGTAAAAAATTAAAGGAAAAATATAAAAATATAGTTGGCTTAGATATTTCAGAAAATATGTTATTAAAAGCTCAGACAATTAATCCTAATGTAAAATTTATTCGTGGTAATTTAACTAAAGAAAAAATTTTTGATAAAAATAGTTTTAGCCATATATTTATTGACGAACGTACATTGTATTATAACGATTTCCAAAAGATAACCAAGATTATTGAAAATGCACGCGATTGGATTAAAGAAGAAGGATTCTTAATTATACCTATTTATGATCCGGTAAAATTACAATTAGCAGCTCGATATTATTCTACTAAATATATTGACAATAAAGGGAATGTTCATGGATTTACTTATTTAAATGATTTTAGTCATGATTGTTATTATATTAAGGATGAAGAGAATGCTAACAATAATATATTCCATTATTATGATAAAATTGTTTTCCCTGATGGAAATAAAAGAATTAAAAAAACAACTTTTCATATTCCACCTAAAGAAAAAATATACGATTTAATAATGTCTACTGGATTTGGTGTTTTTCATAAAGAAAATATAAGAGTTCAAATTGTTGGTGGATATGAATTAGTAATATTTAGAAAATTAAGTACGGTTTCAACAGTAGATGAGATTGAACGTCAAAAAAAGGAAATCTAGTGGCTTCGCTCACCCTTTAGATCCCTCCTATTCCATCAATAAGGGAACATACTGGCTTCGCGCACCCTTATAAACCCTCCTATTCCATCGCATATCATTATAGTTATTTCCTATTCTATTAAAGGGAAACTAATGGCTACTACTCGAAGGGAACCTAGGTTTCCTTTAGATTCATCCTATTCAATTCCATATTTATTTCCTATTTTACCATGGTAACCTAATTTAACTATATTATTATTATAAAAAAATCCCAGTATATTATAGAAATGAATAATTATTCTACAACTAGAAATCCTCTTAGAAATTTAAATAGTATAAATCATAAATATAATAAATATCATAAACAAAAATGCTATGATATTGAAGAAGAAGAAGAAGACGAAGAAGATTTAATTTCATCAGAAGAAAGAAAGCGAAAGTTCAAAAAAAATAAATATAACGATTTACAAGAAGTATTAGATAGTAACCTAAATAAATATATTATAAAAAATCCAACCGGTCTTTTAGTATATGAAGAAGAATCATATCACTCTATGGGTCCAAATAGTATTATTCAAAATACACAATTAGCTGCAAGTACTCAATTAGAAAAAACAAATAATAATGAAATAATTTGTCATCCTCCGGCTGCTTCAAATGAAAAATTTTGTAATTATATAAGAAAAAATAAAAATGATAATTTAATATTTTATTTGTTAATATTATTTCTTTTATTATCGCTTATACTAGTTTTGTTTTAACTAAGTTTATTTTTATTTTTAATTTTAAAAAAAAATATTTATATAATATATAAGAAATGCCTAAATCAGTTAACGAGAAATATTCCAAAAAAGAGTTCGAAAAAGACTTACAAGAACTTGAAAACCTTATCAACGAAAACAAACAAGAAGGTGGTAAAAAGAAAGTTGCTGCTAAAGCCAAGAGCACCAAAGCTCCTTACACCGGAACTTACCGCCACTTCCGCGTTGTTAAATTAAATGGTAAAGAAGTTCATCTTGGCAGTGCTGCTATTAAAGATCACCACACTCCTTTAAATGCTGCCCGCAAATTATTAATGTCTATTGCCAAACACCAAAACTTAAGCAAACTTAAGAAACTTGGCTTAAAAGCCCACTTCTTAATCCAAGAAACTACTCGTGGATCTGCTCACAAGATTTTTGGCCCTTACCACGGCAAATATGTTAAATACAGCGCCGAAGAAGCCAAAAAAGCTGAAGCTGCTGGTATTAAATTCCAAATGAAACCAGTTGTTAAACTCATGAAGGAAAAAAATAATGCTATGAAAGGCGGTGCCAAATTATGAGGAGGAAAAAAACTTTTTTAACAAATATAGAATAAAATAAGGATACCTTATAGATTTTACCTAATAGGAGGGTTTATAAGGGTGTGCGAAGCCATTGGTTCCCTTATTTTGGAATGACAATAATTTAATATTATTTGAATCTATATTTTTATGTTATTATTATTATATGTCTAATAATAATAAAAATAATAATAAAATTAAAACATATACTATTCTTGATTTTCCAAAAGAAGGTGAAACATATGGAAAATTTCAAGGAAATATACCTAAAAAAGCAGCAGATAAAGCACTTAATTTATTAATGAAATTTGTTGATTTTAACGATGATTATAGAGGAAAATTTGTAGTTTTTCATTTACAAAATGTTGAAAATAAGAAAGAATATAAATATGTTGGTTCTAGAATAAAATTAGAAAAACCAAGAGTTGTTTATAAAAATGGAACAAAAGTAGAATATCTTTACAAAAATATTATAGGAAAATATACAAGTAATTTGGATGATCTCTAGATAAGGGAACCTACTGGCTTCGAGCACCCTTATAAACCCTACTATTCCATCGCATATTATTTATATTTATTTCATTAGCCAGTAGATTTCCCGCTATTCTATTTATTCTTCTTATAAAAATAATCTAATATATTTATAAGAATGTCTATTTTATCTGATTATTTTGGAACAGCCGAAGAATCATCTGATGCTTTAAATTTTGACGTTTTACCTGCAAATAATTCTTGTTCAAATGTTGTAAATAAACCAGTTGTTATTGCAAGCGCATCTTCTGGAAATCAAGCTGCATCTGATATGTTAGCACAACAGGCTGCTGATAGTAAAGGCGATGCCGATTTAATTGTACGTCCTATTCCATATACTCAAAAAGGAGGTAAAAATAAAAAATATATGGTCTATTTTATGGGGGAAAAATATAATTTATCTGAAATAAATGAAGAAGAATGCATAAAAAAGGTAGTAAATAATCGTATTTTTAAACGAGATCGATTAATAGAAATTAGAAATGATAATAAAATATCAAACTATATTATTCGCGGGCATAAAAAAAATGTATTTAAGAAATTTTAAACTATTTGATATAAACATGTTTTATTATAAATTCATTTATAAAGTTTGTTCTTTCATTCGGTGTCAATAACCCCCATAAGAATTTTATTTTTTTCTCAATATTATTATCTACTTGATCATGAAAATTTTTAATTATATAAGAATTAATTTCTGTATATGATTTACTTCTTAACATAAAACTTCGTGAAAGTAATCTATAAAAGAAAGAATTTACTCCAATTGTTATATTTCTAGCATCATTGCAAAATAAAATAAGATCACTCATTAAAATCTGTTCATTATAATCAAATGCATAATAATTATCTAATATTTTGTAATCAATAGTAAAACTATGAATATCAGATAAATGTTTATATGGATGAACTGAATATGTATACGGAATAATATGGTTAATAATTATATCTTCCGGTAAAGAATTTAATAATTCTATATTTAATGTTTTTATAAATGTCTTCATAAATATATACGTATCTATAAATTTATATTTATATATTATAATAAAAATTGATATATTTTTTTTATAATTTCATCAATTTAAAAGTAATTTAACTAATTAATATATCATGGATAAAGTTGGAGAACTACAACTAATTATTGGACCAATGTATGCTGGAAAAAGTACAGAATTAATTCGTATTATTAACCGCTATAAATGTTTGAATAAAAATATAATTGTAATTAACCATGCATTAAACAATAGATATGGTTCAATTGGTTTAACTACACATAACAAAGAAAAAATAGATAAATGTATTATTATTGATAAATTAGGCGATTTAACATTAAATCACCAAAATTATTTTAATGATGCAGATGTTATTATTATTGAAGAACTACAATTTTTTAATGATGCATTTGTTTGTATAACAGATTGGTGTGATAATCATAATAAAACTGTTATTGCAGCTGGATTAGATGGAGATTTTATGAGAGATCCTTTTGGAGATGTTTTGCGATTGATTCCCCATGCTGAAAAGATTACGAAATTAAATGCACTATGTAAAAAATGCGGGGATGGAACACCAGCACATTTTACAATGAGGACTATAACGAAGGATTCAAAAATAATGGTGGGATCAGATGAATTGTATGAGGCTGTTTGTAGAAAACACTATACGGCACCAGAAAAATAAATCCATTTTCTTTTTATAAAATAAAAAATAAATATGCGATGGAATAGGAGGGGTTGCGGGGAACCTAGGTTCCATGCTAGGAGGGATCTAAAGGGAACATATGTTCTCTTTGCGATGGAATAGGAGGGATCTAAAGGTGCGCGAAGCCAGTAGGTTCCCTTTTTTATAATAAATTAAAAATAATTGATAAATCTATAATTACTATTTTTATTAAGATATAATAAAAATATGTTTAAAGCACAAACAACATTAGATTCATATTTTAAATCTAAGAATGAAAAATCGCAGAATGATTCAGTAATGAATGGAGCAAAGAATAATAAAATTAATTTAAAATATTTTTATCTAAAATGGACAAATAAATTTTCACCAGAATGTAATGCATATTGGACAGACCAACGTCCATCTGAAATAAATTATATAGAACAAGTTAAATGCGACAGTCTTGAAAAAGACTATTATTATTATATTTGTGGATATTTTCCTGATTATCAAGAAAAGAAGTATAATTTAGGTAAAGAAAAAACATATAAAAATATTAGTATGTTAAAATCACATTTGCAAAAAAATATTCGTAAAATGGATGATATGTTAGCAATTCCAACTTGTTATCATTTAATGAAATTAAGTATGAATGATTTAATTCGGAGGTTATCTATTATTATGTTAGAAGATACTGAATTACATGAATGCATAACAACTATTGTATGGCTCACGGTAGCATTATCAAAAGATAATTTCCGAATTAAAAAATATATGTATGAATGGATTTTAGGGGTAATTTATTTATTATGCAAAACTGAAAATGCTGATAAGCTGAAAAGGGATAATAATGATTCTATTTCACTAAAAAATATAACACAAGAAGTACTTTCTTGTTCAGCGCAATTAAGTAAAGAACAATTATCCATATTATATAGTATGCTTATAAGAGTAACTTATGGTGGAATGGAAGGTGATCTGAATATGATTCAACGATATGTTCTTGTATGGAAAGATAGGTTTTTGAAGAATGGAAAAAAAATGAATAATATGATTTTGAGACCAATATCTATTTATGTAAATGAATTGAAAATATCGGATTGGGATGTTTCTGCGATTGATTATCATTGTTGTCCAAAGATAATTGAATTTATTATGAAAAAATATTCGGAACTAAATGAAGATGAAATAAAAAGTTTAATATGGATATATTCTTCTAGTATTAATACAAGAGTTGGAGAGAAAAAGGTAGATGAATCTAGTTTACAAAATTGGAATAAGATAAAAGATTATGTTGCAAAAACGCAAAAATATTTGTTGGAATCAAATTAAAAAGTGATTAATATATTTTCAAAATTTATAATATTAATGTTAGTTTTAATCTCATGTGAAAAATGTATGCAGTACAAACTGCAATGCTTCACCCTCATCAGATGCAACAGATGAATATGGGATATCCTATTCAACAACCGTATTATCAGCAACATGTAAAATCCCATCCTCCTCAATATTATTTAATAGATCTTTATGATAATAATAGTAATTTTTTTCAAATTACTATTATTCGACCATTTAAACTATATAGGAAACATGGATTTCAATGTATTATTGAAAATGATGATGATCTTATTGATAATCAAATACTATTCGACCAATTTGGTTGTAAATATTGTTATCAAAAAATGAAATCATTTAATCAATTTAAAAACTGTTTTATTTATCAAGTTCAAATAGTTTCATATCAAGAACCTGATCAATATGCATATGTTCAGCAAGAGCCTGTTTTGCAAGAGCCTGTTCAGCAAGAGCCTGTTTTGCAAGAGCCTGTTTTGCAAGAGCCTGTTCAGCAAGAGCCTGTTTTGCAAGAGCCTGTTCAGCAAGAGCATGTTCAGCAAGAGCATGTTAAGCAAGAGCCTGTTTTGCAAGAGCCTGTTCAGCTTTCACCAAATATTATGGTGCGACGAATTACTCGTTTTTTCCATTATATTATTAATAGAAAAAGATCATCCTTTATTATTACTCGATTTTTTAAGTTCTTATCTTTTCAAAAGAAGCAATATGAACTTATATTGAAGAAAGAAAAGAGATTGAATAAAAAAAAGAGAGAAATAGAGCTAAGATTAATGAGAGCCGAAGATAAAAAGTTAGCCGCTCTTCAAAAAAAAGAGGAGGCTAAGAATGAAGTTATTGAAGAAGTTAAACTTGAATCTATTATTATTGACCCCCCGTCATCTATCTCTGATGTTACAGAAGTATCTCCAAAAAAAAAGGTAAAGAAAAGTAAAAAGAAGAAGCAATCAGCTTCTTCTTCAAGTGATTCTGACCCGGATGATATTTTTAATGAAATCCATCATATTACAGAAGGCAATAAAATATTTAAATCTATTTTTGAGCGTTTATGTGGTAAATCATCATCTTGGTCAAATAAATTAATTAATCATTCTGATAAGGATATTAAATTTATTCAAGATGAATGTATTCGTAGCATTGAAAGAAATTTAACTAAAGAAGAAACTATTGAATATATATTTGATAGATTTGATATTTTTTATTGCAATGTTCAGATAATTGATATTAGCATTTTTGAAGTTAATAAAATAGTTAAAGAAATATTTGGATTTCCCAAAACAATTAAAGAAGAAGCTATTAAATCAATTGATGCATTTAATACTTATTCATCTTTTATTATTCATCTTGTATTAGGAGCTTTTATTAAAAATAAAAACCTTACAATTGAACTGTCTGTTATGTCTTCTGAAAATCATTGTAGACTTCTAACAAATAATTTTATTTTTGATAATGCAATTAAAATAATTATTGCACTATGTAAAGAAAAAATTTTATCATCTAATATGGTAAATAAAAAATATATTACTATGCCACCAGTTGATATAAAGGATCCTTTTATTGAATGCGTGCTAATAGTTTGTTCAGATTTCTTTGATTCGTTGAATAATTTACCTAAAATTGATAAATTAACAACTAAAAAATGTTATATGATAAATTGCATGTCTATCTTTTTGAATAAACAAATGTATTCTGAAGATTGCTTAAATTTTGACGAATGCTACTCTAAAATTAGAAATAAAACGATTAAATATAAAGATATTCTTAGAACACCTTCTTTTGAAGATGCAAAGAGTCCTTCTTTTTATGAATGTCGTGTTATTATGAAAATGTATTTTGATCTTACTTCAAATGATTGGGATTCAAAAAATATTTTAGTAAAACAAAATATTATTGAAGAACCACTTCGTTTGCGAGATGACTACAATAGTGAAGAATTTAAAAAGAATTTAGCTACACCACGATTTTTAGATAAGAGTAAGGAAAAGAAAATGGATATTATATCTATTGTTCAGACTTATGATTCAAATCCTCCTATTCCTGAATTTATTAAGCTTAAAATTGCTGAATCACCGACTATTAATGCTGAATTCACAAGTTCTATAAATAATTATTGTGCTTCAATTCTTCAAAAAAAGAATGCTAAATCAATAGACACTAAAAAAACAGAAACTAAAGAAAATATTGAAAAATTAACTGAATTTAGAAAGTACAATGAATACATGAAAGAATTATCAATAGATGAAAAAAAATATCTATTTGATAAATTTAAGCAACTTCCAATTAATGAATTCTTAGTAGAATTAAATAGGGTAAAAGAAATTTTACATCCGTCTAAATCTGAAGTAGTTCATATAGTAAAGGAAAAAGAAAAAAAAATAACTCTAAATGAGAAACAAATTAATCTTTTAGCCGATATTGTTATTACTGAACTAAGAGTAAATTTATGTCCTCCTGAAATTGTTAATTCATTCAAATATACATGGAAAAGACTATATGATATGTCTTTTTGTGGATTTGACGGTGATTCTGTTAGAGAAGATATTTTTGGACTTTATTATGATGTTATTCTAATGACTTCTATTAAATTAAACGAACATTATAGTTCTTTGATTGATAAAATGAGAAATAGATTAGATGAAACTTATTACGACAATTTTACGAAAAATATGATTGAAGTAAGACACTTCATTTATGTAATTATTTCCAGTATTAACAATCCAGTTAAAGAAAAATATGTTAGCATAGAATTATCGAAGTTAGTAAACACATTTGTTTTAGAAAACTTTAATAAAAGAATTTCATTTAATATAAACTTTTTATCAGGTAATATTGATAAGCTATTTTCAGATTTTAATAAAACAATTGAAGAAAATTGTTCTATTATTTGCCAGAAATATGATTATATGTTAGAACTTGATTCTTTTACTGTTAGTGAGAATTAATTATAGATTATATTCTATAAAAATTATTTATAAATATTAGTTAAAATCTCAATAATTGAAAATAAATTTAAAAAATACATGTATATGCAATCTGTATATGGAATAAGTTTAATATATTCTGATTGTGTTTTAGTTTTATTTCTATTATTTTCATCTATAGAATTCATATATTTTTTATAAATTTCATATTTTTTTGTATAATTATTACCAAATGTTATATTAGTAGTTTTATTTATTTTTTTTAACTTATTTTCTTCTACTATATTACGAATCATTTCCCAAATTTCAGTATCTAGAGAATTTATTTTTTTAAAAAATAGTTGAACATCAGATGGAATATCTTTAAATATTTCTATTTCTTTATTTAATTTTATAATAAAAAATGACCCTTCTGTTGCTTTTAATTGAACAGATAATTGTTTATTTTCAATTATTTTTTTATTAAATTTTATATATATAACTTCTTTTATTTTATCAATAAATTTTTTATTATTTATAGATGTATTTTTTTGTTTTTGGTCTTGTTGTTCTTGGCCTTGTTGTTCTTGGCCTTGTTGTTCTTGGCCTTGTTTTTCTTGGCCTTGTTGTTGCAATTGATTATTTTGTATTAATTTATTAATTAAATCAGATTTTAGTAATGTATATAATCTATTTTTTGAATTATTTAATTCTATCTTTGAATTTATATCTTTAACTTTTTTTGATATATCTGCTAATCCTTGAAAAGTTGATAAATAATATCCTTTAAATTCATCAAAATTTATTTCTTCAGTATCTTTTTTATTAAATTCTGCCTTTTTAGTAGAAATATTTAATAATATATCATCTGTTTGTTTAATCTTGTATTCGATTAAGCTTTTTAATTTTTTATAATCTTCAATATTTTTTTCTAATTTCTTTTTATTGTCGTTTTTACTTTGAAAGGATATTGTAGTAGACTTTTCAAGAGCATTTAGCTTTTTTTCATAATCTTTATATTTTGGTTCAATTAGTTTTCTTACGTCTTCAATAAGTTCTTTAAATTTTTCATCATTTGATATAGTATAATTTCCTCCTTGTGGTAAGCTCCTAGAAGTCCATGTAATATTAGTTGAAATAGGAGTAGTTATACCTTCTAAAAATTTTAAATCTGCAATAGCTGCTTGAGTTTGTTTACTATATGATGATGTATTTCTTAATTTTGCTCTTATTTGTGAAATCTCGCTTTCTTTTCTTCTTTCTTCTTCAATTTCTCTTTTTTTATCTGCTTCAATTTTTATAATATTTTTACTCTTTTGCGCAATAACATTACTTTCTCTTTCATGAATCTCTTTATCAGTAGTTATTTTTTTCTTCAAATCTTGTATATCTTTTTTAAAAATGTCCATGGTTTTATCAATAAGTTTGGTCTTATCTTTCTTTTCTTTTTTATATCTTTGTAATATATTATCAATATAAAATTCATACTGTATAATTGGTATATCTTTTAATGATTTACCTGAATTAATTAGTATATTGTTATGATCCTTATTTAATTTTAAATTTAAATAATTATATTCTATTTCTTCATTAATATAGATTGATCTATAAATAATATTTAATAAATCTTCTAAATTATTTTTTTCATTATCAATATTCTTTTCATTAAGACTTATATTTGTAAACAAATTAAATATGTCTTTTTTAATTTTTTCAAATTTTGTTTTATAATTCATAATTAATTGTGGTGTCATTTTTTCACCTTTTATTTTTTCCAAAAATCCTTTTATTAATTCTTTTTCATTATCTAAAAGATCAATTAATTTATCATTTTTATTTATGAAAATTTTATATTTTTCTTTGTTCTTATTATTTAATATAACTTTTTCATTAATATTTTCTATTATTTTAGATACAGTATAAATACTATTAAAATTAATTCTTGTAATTATATCTTCCTCTTTATCATACTCATTTCTTAATATCAAATCAATATTTGTATTATTTATTAATCTAACTGCTTCTTTATAATTTAAATATATATCATCTAATTTATTTGGTTTATTTATTGTTTTCAAAATATCTAATATATCAGAATCATAATCAATATCTTTTTCTTTATTTTTTATATCATTAAACTGAGCTTGAGTTAAACCTTTAAGAGCTTCTAATAAATTTTTTATTCTTTCATAATAATTAGATCCTCCTTCTTGAATGTTTGATTGTGATACATATTGTTGCTCAAATATATCTTTTATAAATTCAAATATTTCATTATCATCTTTTACAATCTCATAAATTTTATATTCCATTGTATTCTGTAATTTAGTATTTACTGTACTATTTTTCGTAAAACTTTCTATAAAATTATTTAATTCATTTTCATTTGATATTTTAATTAAAAAATCTTTTAATTTATCAATTGGAAATTGATTAATAGTTGTAATAAGTTGGTTTAAATTATTAGGTGATGTTAATAATTTTGATATAATTGTTTCATGTGATATAATAAATTGTGAAATATAATTTTGTGTAAATACAGCAGTTGTTAATTTTGAAGATAAATTAGAAGAACGACCTGGAAAAGCTGACTGAGTAGTAGCTGACGAAGTAGAAGATTGCTGAGTAGTAGCTGAGGAAGTCGGTTGAATAGAAATTGGCTTAGTAGTAGCTGGTTGAGCAGCTAATTGAGCAGGAGTTTTAAGTTGTACGCCTTGTAATGCAGTTATCCCTTTTTGTGTAATACCTTTCAATAACTTATTCATTTCTGTTTGACGATTTTTTTTATTTTGTGTATTTTTAGGCTGTTGTGTTAATAATTGTGTTTGAATTGCTTTTATATTAACCCCTCCTTTTTGTCCATTTTTATTTTCATATATCAAATCATATAATTTCATTAAATGTTTCAAATATTGATTTAAATCATATACTATTTGATTATCCTTTTTTAGTCTTTCATTGATTAAATCAATATTCTTTTCTAATACTTTATTAATATTTTCTAAAAATTTAATAACAGTTTCTTTCTTTTCAATAATATCACCTGATATATTTTCATCAATTGGTGCTAATTTCTCTATTTTTCCCTTTTTAAAATTTTCATATAAATAAACATTAATTTTTTTCATAGCTGGATTTTGTTTATCAAATAATAATGTAATATTGTCATAATTAAATTTATTTTCTATTCTAAATAACCTAATTTTTTGTATTCTATAAAACTTTGTATAATAATATGAATACAATAAATATAACATTGGAATATAATAGGTTCTTATAAATATACGTTTCTCTTCATCTGATAAATTTTTTTTAGTATTATTATTTTTATTTTTAAATAAAATTTTACTATTACCGCTACTATTTAACAAATTTTTAGCAAAATTTAAAATTGGATTTGAATTTGGATTGGTATTACTCATTTCCTTATTTCTCTATATTAAATAAAGAAAAAAATTTAATCTAAATCTAGTTCATAATAATCATCTAATATATAGTTTATCGAGTCATCATTAAATGTGTATTTTTTAAATTTTGGAAGTTTATAAACTATATCAACTTCTACTTTTTTTTTCTTTTCTATTTTAAACATTTCAATTTCTTGCACGTTTATATATCGATACAAATAAAATAATATAAATATTAAAAATAATATAAATATTATCCAATATATTTTATTTTTATACATTTCTTACTATAATATAATATTTTTTAATCAAAACTTTTAATTTAAGATAAAATATAAATTTACAAATTATACATAACATAATATATTTTCTACATATATATATCGATAAACTAAAAAAAAGTGATTTTTTAATTCTTATATAAATTTTAAATTTAAAAAAAAATATATATAGTCATATATATGAGCATTCATGAAAATAATGACAAAAATACATTATATACTTTTCTCGAGGAGCATCTCGTAGAGAAGGGTAAAACCTATACGCATACTTCTATGGGTAAGCCATTAGGGTCATATTTTATTAAAAACTCTGAATTACCTTTATTTCATGAATTATATAGTAATGCAATATTTAATAACCTTGATATACATCTAACCGAGAAGCACGAAGATTATGGCCCCATGGTCATTGATCTAGATTTTCGATATGATGTTGATATTTTAACTAGAATGCATAATGAAACCCATATTAAAAAAATTGTTAGTTTGTACATGCAAGAAATATGTTCTGTTTTTGAGATTGAAAAAGATGATCCAAAATTGGTTGCATTTGTTTTTGAAAGAGATGGTCCCTATCAGGATAAATCTATGACGAAAGATGGAATTCATATCATGTTTCCATTTATAGTCAGCTTTCCAAATGCTCAATACCATATTCGTGATAATATTTTGAAAAAAATTGGTGATATTGTTGAAGAAATTCCTAATTTGAAAAATAAGAACAAAATTGCTGATATTGTAGATAGGTCTGTTATTTATACAAATAATTGGCTCCTTTTCTATAGTAAAAAGCCTAATCTTGATCCATATAAAATTAGTTACATATTCAATGGTATACTAGATAATATTCCTGTTGATGAATATAATTTCAGCGACAGTGATTTACCTAAATTCTTTTCTATTAGAAATAAAAAAGATTCTGATTTAACACCTATTCGTGACTCAAAAAAAGAATTATTAGAAACCATGAATGTTAAAAAGAAAAATATTAAGAAAATTTCGAGTCATATTAATTATGATATTGAACAAATTAAAGCAATAGTTTCTATTTTATCGTCTGATAGAGCAGAAAGCTATAACTCTTGGATTGAAGTTGGTTGGACATTACATAATATTGATTGTAATTCTCAGGAATTATTAAATATTTGGATTGAATTCAGTCAAAAATCATCTAAATTTAAAGAAGGTATTTGTGAGAAAGAATGGGAAAAAAGTAAATCGGAAGGATTAAATATTGGATCTTTGCACTTTTGGGCTAAAAATGATAGTCCTGAAAAATACAAGGCTATTATGGAAGAAGATATTAATCGTGATATTGAAAAAACCACTAAAACTCCTACTAACTATGTAATTGCATCTGTCTTATATAAAATGTTTAAATATGATTTCAAATATTCTTGTTCCGAATGGTACATGTATAAAAATCATGTTTGGCATAAAGAGACTGATGGAATGAGTTTACGAACAAAAATTTCGAATGATCTATGTGATAAATATATTCATCTTATTTCTAGTTTCAATATTGCTAGTAAAAAAGACATTACTGAAGAAGAAAGAGAAGAATATAAGAA